TAGAATTAAAAATGAGGCTTGCGAACGTGGTACTAAAACTCATAATGGATTAGAAGATGCTATCAAAGATGTTTCGAAATTTAAAAACGCTATTAGATATCTTAGCGATACTAATAGTGGGCGCGTTATCACTATTGCTGATATTCCTGCTCTAATTCCACAACCGTTAAACGTTAGTGAATTTAGAGAAGCTACTAATAATAAATATCCAGAAATATATAGAGTCTTTGATTTTTATACTGAACGAGGATATGTTATTTATTCTGAAATAGGAGCTTTCCTTATGGATTATTTAATCAGCGGTACTATTGATATATTTTGTTATAGACCTACTGATTTTGTAATTCTTGATTGGAAGACTAATCGTGACGGTCTTAAATTTGAAGCTGGATATTATAAAAAAGATAAATCTACTGTTCCTAATCAACTTACTAATGATTGGGTTCATAAGAAAGAAATGATGCTTCCTCCTTTAGGACATCTTGAAAATTGTAATGGTGAACATTATACAATGCAACTTTCTCTTTATGCTATTATGGCTGAACTTATTCTTGAAATTCCTTGTGTTGGTCTAGGTCTTTGTCATATTGGTAGTCCTTGGATTTTAAATAAATATGGTCAGCCTCTTAGAGATAATGAGGGTTATCATGTAGACCCTAATGGAGAAGAAACTGTTAATTGGTTTAGAATACAATATCGTAAGAACGAAGCTACTGCTTTATTAAATGATAGATATTATAAACTTAAAGCATCTAACAAAAATAGTAATCAACAATTAAAATTATTTTAAATATGATAAAAACTGCATTATATAGTAAAGTTAAAGATTATGATTTTGAAAAACTTTTTAAAAAGAAAGGATATGCTTTCTTTACTAAAGGTACATATAATCTTAATATAATAGGAATTAGAGCTAAAGGAAATCAAGTAACAAATAGTTTTGATGATTTACTTGTCTTAATATATAAAACTCCTACAGGTCTTTGGGCTAGACAAATATATAATATAACTACAGACCCAGGATTATATTATATGAAAAATCCTTATACTGATAAAGGTACTGCTATATTAGTTCCAGGTCAATATCGTGGAGTTTATAAAATAGATAAACATCGTGGTAAGTATTTAGCTCTTTGTCAAAGAAATAAACCTTTAAAAGTTTGGAGAGACAATAATAAAGATGCTATTTATGATTGGAATCCTGCAACTCTTGATGAAGGTATGTTTGGAATAAATATTCATAAAGCTGGCAAACTTAGTACTAGAGTTAATAATTGGAGTGCTGGTTGTCAAGTTTTTGCATCTGATGAAGATTTTAAACGCTTTATGGCTTATTGTCAAAAGCAAGTTGCTAATGGTTTAGGTAATAATTTTACATATACTTTACTTCATGAAGATGAACTAGTATGAAAGAGGGTATAGATATAATAAATATAACTATTATCTTTTTAGTTATAGGTTTCTTATTAGGTGCAGTTTTTGGATATTTTACAAACACTTATAATAAAGTAAGCACCCCTGTAAAAGAGAGTAAGATTGATTCTCTTATCGTCGAGCGAGAAGTTATTAAGATTAAAGTTGATGAATTAGATAGTATTAAAAATGCAAAAATTATTGAAGTTAGTAGTCTTGATAATGATAGTACTCTTAAACTATTCTACGAGTTGGTCAAAGAGTAATTATCACATATCTTCTACGGGGGAGCTTACTGGCGATTCTGTACTTGTATCTTTTGATGACCTTCGTAGAGCTAATGCTAAAATGATTGAACTTAAATATGAAAAAGAAATTAATGATTCTCTTAGGTCAATTATAACTAAAGATAATATTATTATATCAGAATATAATAACGTTGTTAATGATTTAAATAAAAAGATAAATAAAGAAAATAAGAAATATAGAATGGCTCTTTATGGTGGTAGCGTTATATCTATTGCTTTAGCTATTCTTCTTGTATTTAAATAATATGGAGCAAACTGTTGAAAAATATATAAAAGATTATCCTTTTCTAAATTATATAAATGAGGATAAAAGTCATTATAAGCACGCTAAAGATGCTGGTTATGATGACCCAGATGATTTATTTCTCATTGGTGATAGTGGAGGTTTTCTTTTAAATATTCAACCTGGTGATAAGTTTGTTAATACTTACTTGTTTACTGAATCTGCTGATTTTTATAGAAAGAATAAACAATATACTTTTTATAAAGTTGATAGTATACCACATCGTAGATTTAGGAAACGAGAAGAGTATAGACGTAAACAAGGTTTTACTGCTCCTTGTCTTTTAAGAAATGGTAAAGTTCAGAATATACGTATTACTGGTGGTATGTATAATTATCTGAATTATACCATGATTGAACAACTTGATACAACTTCAGCTAAGTCTACCAATAAAGCTTCTACAGGCAGGAAGATTTATGATTTTCCTAAATTTATAGATGCTCAATTTTGGACTTGGCATATAATGGAATTTGCTCAGCGTAATGGTTTTCATCTTATAATAGATAAGACTAGACGTGGTGGATTCTCTTATATAATGGCTTCTGATACAGCTAATGATTTAAATCTTAATTCTAGAAAAGTTGATATTCATGTAGCTATTGATAAAAAATATTTAACTACTACTGGAGGACTAACAGACTTTACTATAAATAATTTACGTTTCTTTGAAACTAAAACTCCTTTTGTTAGAGGTATTCTTTCTACTGATAAAGAGAATTTTAGACTTGGATATAAACTTCCTAATGGTATAGAATCTCCTAAATCTTGGAAAAGTGCTCTTTTCAGTGTATCTGCCATGAACAATCCAGATTGTGCTATTGGTAAAGATGCTATGAAAGTTAAAGTTGAAGAATTATCTACCATGGATAATTTTGATGAATTTATGAATGTAACAGAACCTGCTATGAGAACTGGTAGTTATGTTACAGGAATTCTCATGGCTTGGGGTACTTCTACTTCTGGGAATATGCAAACTTTTGAACAAAATTTTTATTCTCCTCAAAGTTTTCATTTTATGCCATTTGAAAATGTTTGGGATAAAGATTCTCGTAATGAAGTTTGTGGATATTTTAAGCCTTATGCGTGGGGTCTTCAAGGTCAACTTGGAGATCAATATGCAATGGATGCTGATGGTAATTCTGATTTATATATAGGTCTTCAGATTGCATTTAAAGAACGTGAACATAAAAAGAAAACAGCTAAGACTTTTGCTGACTATATAAATTATCTTGGTCAGTATGCTAATATGCCATCTGAGTCTTTTAGTTCTACTACTGAAAATCTTTTTAGTAGTGAAGCTTTAATGAGTTGGGAAGAAAGACTTAGAACTGATAATTCTTTTAAAATATATGTTGATGGTATGTTCATGGAAAATCCAAAAGATACTAGAGAAGTTATATTTAAAACTAATGCTAGAATACAGGCAGACGGTGGAGAATATAACAAAGATTTCTTTGATTGGATTGAAGGTGTTCCTATAAAAGGACATGAACATCATCATGGTTGTTGTCGTAAATGGTTTAATCCTATTAAAGTAAATTATAGAAATAAAGAAGGGCAAGAAGTATATGGAACTCCTCCTGGAATTTATTCTATAAGTTATGACCCTGTAGGTATTAATAAAGAAAATAAAGAGATTACTAATAGACATTCTCATAATAGTATTAAAGTATGGATGGAGCCTTGTCAATATAATAATTTTAAATCTGCTTTAGTTTGTGCGTATTATGGTCGTCCTGAAAAACTAGAACAAGCTGATTTAATTTGTTATTATATGGCAAGGTATTATAATTGTATTGGAACTGTAGCTGTTGAAATTAACCGAGGTGAAACTGTAAGTAATTTTACTAAATGGAAGGCACTTAAATATTTAATGAAAGACCCTGTTCAAATTTGGGATACTTCTTTAAAGGGTGCTGTAGCATCTACTTATGGTGTTAACATGGGAGATGGTCCAAAGAAACTTGAAGGTCTTCGTCTTCTTAAAGAAATGTTATATAGTGTTATAGGCAAAGATGAACTTGGGAATGATGTTTACTTTTTTCAAACTATTTATGATTATCAATCCATTCTTGAACTTAAAAAATGGAATCCTGTTGGTAACTTTGACCGTGTATCTGAAATGATTATGCGCTCTCTTCGTTGGCGTCTTATGGATGTTGAAGCTGCGAAAGAACTTGTTAAACGTAAAAAAATTAAAGAAACTTCTGATAATGTTTGGACTAGGTCTTGGTTTTAATTTTAAATTTTAATATATGGAACTTCTTAATCACGATAGAACATTTCCTCAGCAACGTGTAAGTTATGCTGAAAAACAAAAAGCTTCTTGGTATGCTAATTGCATAGATTATGTCATTAGTGTTGGTATGAGCTTTAATGACCGAAATGATACTGAAACAAAATTAAGTATCCTTCATGGTGATATTCCTAATTCTTTTTATAAGAAAACATTAAATCCTTATAATTCTAATAATGAGAAATATACTAGATTCCCTGCTACTATGCGTAATCTAGATATTATGAATGATATTATTAGACGTTATGTTTCTGAATATTTTAAAGGTATTCATGAGTTTGTTGTTGGTGCAAATAATCCAGAGATAGTTCTTAAAAAGAAGGCTAAACTTCGTGAAGAAATTGGAATTATGGCTGCACAAGCATTTCAACAAGAATTTGAAAAAAGACTTCAACAACTTCAAGCAGAAGCTCAACAACAAGGTACTCCACCTGAACAAATAAATCCTCAAGATGCTATGCCAGATCCTGAGGAATTTATGAATAACTTTAATGAAAAGTATATTGATGATGAAAGTAAACAAGGTCAAGAAGTTTTAAATTATATTCGTAGCATTACAGCTGATACTATGATATATCTTTCTAGTTTCTTTGACTATGTTTCTTTGGGAGAATGTTATACTTATTCTGATGTAAGAGGAGAAAAGATAATTAAAGAACATATTCCTGTAATGGATGCTTTTCCTATTCCAAATGGAAACTTCTTTGTAGAAGAACATGATATGTTTGCTAGAAGATTACTTTTATCTTATAGTCAGATTATGGATATGTTTGATGATTATCTTGATGAAAAAGATAGAAAGTTTCTAGAAACATATTATGCTAGAGATGCTAATAGTGGTCCTACTAGATTACTATATAGTAAATATTTTGAAACTTATCCAGATGTTTGTGAAAAGTTTACAAAAGACGAACGTGAAGTATTTAAAACAAAAGGTATAAGTTTAGCTGAAAGAAATAATAATCTTTTTGAAGTTTGGCATGTAGTTTGGAGAGGAGAAGCTCGTAGAGGAATTCTTACTTATATTAATGAACAAGGATTTACTACAGATAGAGTTGTAGATGAAACTTACAAGTTAAATAGAGAAGCAGGTGATATAAGTATTGAATGGACTTATGAACCACAAGTTTATGAAGGTTATCGTATAGGTTCAAGATATAATGCTATATATCCTATAAAGGCAAGACCTATAGCTTTTCAGCGTGATGGTAAACTTCCTTATAACGGTATTATGGAAGTTCTTCCTTATATGGGACAGTTCTCTATTATTAAAATAGTTACTCCCTTCCAAATAATGCGTAACATTTTTTCTTACCATCGTGAAATGGTAATAGCAAAGAATAAAATGTTAATTCTTATTCTTCCTGAAAGTCTTGTTACTTCAGATAGTGAAGATAGAGTATATAAGATGGCTGCTGATGGGGTGCTTCTTGTTGATGATAGCGAAGACACAAACTCACAAAAGATAGCTAATATAAGACTTCTCAATGCTCAAATGGGAGATTACATAAGTCAAATTACTGCTCTTATGGAGGCTACTAAGCAGGAAGCTTGGGACAGTGTAGATATGAATGCTCAGCGATATGGTGATATTGCACAATCTGCTGGAGCTGCTACTACTCAAGAAGCTGTTGCTAGAAGTTCTATGGGTAGTGTCATTATAGTAGAAGTCTTTGACCAAATGCGTAGACGGGACTATCAAAGAGATATAGATTTTGCTAAGCTTGCTTATATTGACGGTCTTGATACTGCATATTTTGATTTAGATGGTAATCGTCATTATATAAGTCTTGATGTTAATAGTTTTATTTATTCTGACCACGGTGTTTTAGTTAAAAACGATTCTAAAGAAAAAGATAAAATTGACCAGCTTAGACAATGGGCTTTTAGTGCTGCTCAAAACGGTGACCTTGATATGGCATTAGCTGCTATTACAGGAGATAATATATCTCAAATTAAAGCTACTATTCAGAAATTTAATGAGATTAAACAGCAGCATGAAGAACAAATGAAACAAGTTGATGCTCAACTTAAAGAAGAAGAAATACAAAATAAACTTCGTGAGATTGAAGCTAAAGGTCAACAAGAAAAAGAACTCGAAGAACTTAAATTCCAACATGAAATGGCACTTAAATATATTGATGTTGATATGTCTATGTTGGGAAGTGCTGGTGGTGATGAAGCAGAACAAGCTAAGAATAGACTTGCTGCTGCTACTGAAGAAAATAGAATGAATATCGAACGTGAAAAACTTAATGTTACTCGTCAGCAAATGCAAGCTGATTTATATAATAAAGCTGCTGATAGAGCTGTTAAGATGGAAGATATTAAATCTAAGGAAAGAATAGCTAAAACAAATAA